TGGGATGAGCGTGGTACACCACCGATGGTTGGTCAGAACATTGACCAGATAATTAGTTCATTCAAGAAACTCAGAGAATATGACATACATGGTTTCATAGAAAAAGCCGATGATGGTAAAAGAAATGTAATCAAGAACTTTAATAAGTTTGCGAATGGTGTCAATCAGTTCTTTCCTACGATGTTAAAGACTCGTATTGGAGATACTGGTGATGAGTTAAGTTCGATATATGACCGAATAAAAGAAGAGTCTAACAAGGACTTATTTTTTAGGGCTATGAGAAGAGGAGTTCGTAGAGACTCTATGTATACTTTCAGTAAGTCTGTATCTTTGGATAGAAAAGAAAATGATAAGGGTGGATTGCCATATTGGAACGAAGAGTCTGCATTAGAGTGGTTAGAGTATTATCATAACAATAAGTTAAAGTTTAAGAATCACAGACTTTGGATAGGTAAATCACATCAAGAGAAGTACCTTAAAAGTTATGTAACTTTAACTGCAGATGATATAAAGTTGGCTTACGACAAAGGATTAATTACCGATGAGATGGTGACTAACTTATGGTGTCCTACTCTGAAAAAGAAACTTAGTGTCGAAGAATTAGATGACCATGTTTCTACGAAGGGTGGAAAACTCAAGAGAAATGTTTTTATGATTAGGTATTATAATATCAATAAAAAACTATTCCCATCTGCATTTCAGATATTCAGATTGAGTTTGAACTCACAACCAGCAGTCAACTTCCCACCACTTACAGCAAGACTTCTATATGAAAAATTTACCGACCACATTGATCAAGACCAACCACTCAATATATACGATCCTTCGAGTGGTTGGGGTGGTCGGATACTTGGTGCTATGGCGTCTAAGAAAAGAATACATTATATCGGAACAGACCCGAACACGGACAATTGGATAGATGAGATAGGTAAATCAAGATACGAGTATGTTGCTGACTTTTTCAATGAACACGGATTAGAAACAAACATGTTTTGGGAAGAACAGAAAAATACTTATCATTATTTCTGTTTAGGTTCTGAACATGTCGGTGACCATCCTGATTTCCAACAATACAAAGGTAAGTTGGATATGGTGTTTACTTCACCACCTTATTTTGACAGAGAACAATATTCAGATGATGAGGAGCAATCATTTAAGTCTTATCCAATGTATTCAGATTGGAGAGATAACTTTCTAAAACCAACATTAACAAATGCTTACGAAAGTCTCAGAAACGATAGATATTTACTTTGGAACATCGCTGATATTAAGATAGGTAAAGACACTTTCCATCCATTGGAACAAGACTCAATTGACATTATTGAATCACTTGGTGGTCAATATAAAGGTAAGTTGAAAATGTTAATGGCATCGATGATTGGTGTCGACCAAAGTAATGTTAAGAATAGTGTTTCGGTTGATGGTCAAGTTATGAAGTATGAACCAATATTTATTTTCTATAAGAAATGAAATACAGAGACTTTAATATAGAATATCCAAAACCATATCACAATGGAAAACAATGGGTTTATGAAGATAGTCCTATCTATCAAAACCTATTAGATTGTTTTTTAGAAACACAAAGACCAGAGGGTGAAAAAAATATTCGTGAAAAATATGGTAATACTAGATTAAGAGATCCTTTTAGAAAAACAAATAAGATGAATATTCAATCTTATATTGGACATAAGGATAGCTTTGAATTTGTAGATTGGGTTGAGGACAATGGAAAAATTGTTGCTGCAATAATATTCACAGATATTTCAAAAATGTCAAGAAAGGTAAAAGAGATTACATCATTTACAGGTCAGAAATATCAGTTGTCAGCAAACGATTCATATATCAAAGAGATTGCATGTTACAAAGGTTATGAAGAACAATTGTGTGAATTAATAAAAAGACATGAGGGACAAGATAATTTTATTTCACAAGGGATTACTGTGGTTGAATGTGATATGCAAAATAGTAGAATGAGGAGTGTATTGGAGAGTCTTGGGTATGTAAGAAAAGATAATCTGATTTCTAGTTTTGCGGATATGTATGGTTTTTGGTTTAAAGGTTTTGATGGTCAGGGTATAGAACCAGCTCAAGAAATATCACTACAAAGATTAGAACTGGATGTTCAAGAAACAGATTCCTTGATGAAGCAGATACTTGAATTACAACAAGATTTTTCTAATCATTACAGTAATTACAACAAGGGTGATTCTTGGAGTGGTATTGTAATTCGTGGATATGGTGGTAGAGAAGATTTTATTATAAAACCTACGGAGATGAGTCAGAGTTGGAAAAAAGAGAATTCTGAAAAGATGGAGTGGAAAGTTGAAGATACACCAATCAGAAAAAAACTTACAGAGGTTGAGAAGTTTGTTAATCTATTGCCATTTGAACATGAGAGAATTCGTATTTTAAAATTAGATAAAGGTGAGGGTGAACTTCAAAGACATACCGATAGACAAGATAAAGAAGCTGGTATAGGTGATAGACAATGGGCAAGACTACATTTCCCACTAAAGACAAATCCAAATGTTGAGTTTACACAATGGAATACAGATGGAACAAAGACAAGAGAAAAAATGCGTAAGGGTGAGTTATGGTATTTAGATATGAGAAAACCACACACGGCTGTTAATTTCGGTGATGAGGATAGATATCATTTAATCATTGATTGTAAATCAACTCCTGAACTTAGAGACTGGCTCGTCAAAAGTAGTAAAAAATATCCACCAAATAAACAAACAGATGATTACGAGGATTAAATGTTAAGTAATTTTTTTGAACCACATTATGAAGATAACAATGGAAAGCTATGGAGTGTTGAAAAACTATTGGAAATGGTTAGTGATTGGGAAGATCCAAATCCTAAACCTATTATAAAAGAGTATGATGGTATTAAAGTTGTTAGAGATGATTTACTAAATCATGGTAGTAAGATTAGGTTTGTAGATAAATACATCAGAGATGTTAAGGCAAAAGAGATAGTGTTCGGTTGTTGTCCTGCTACAGGTTATGCACAAATCTCATTACCTGTGGTTGCTAACAAATATGGTAAGAAAGTAGTATTGTTTATGGCTAAAAGAAGTCCAGACAAATACCACGAGTATCAGAAGAGAGGTATGGATTTGGGTGCTATATATGAGTGGGTAAATATGGGAATGTTAAGTGTTACCAAATCAAGAGCAAAAAAATACTATGAAGAAGATCCAGATAACAGAGTTTTGTTTCCTATTGGTTTGGAACATCCAACCGTGGTTGGTAGTATTATAAAAGTTGCCAGACAAAATTTAAATGAAAATGACTTTAGTGAAATATGGAGTGTTGGTTCAAGTGGAACACTTAGTCGTGGATTACAACTAGCATTTCCAAACAAAGATGTACATGTTGTATCAGTAGGACACACTATGAGTGAAAGAGAGATTGGTAGGGCTAAGTTCTATAGGTCAGATTATAAGTTTGATAAGATTGTCAAGGAAGAGGATATGCCACCATTCCCATCCGCACCAACTTATGATGCGAAGGCTTGGAAGTTTGTTAAGGAACACGCTAAACCAAATGCACTTTTTTGGAATGTAGCTGGATGAGTGATTTCTTTGAATTTACCAACGACAAACCTACCATTTGTTTTACAAGAATAAGGTCATCTGAAAGATACACCAAACCATTACAATCTATTGCCGATAGTATGTTTCATGTGTGTAATTCATTTATGCACAATAATCCACAATACAATTACAAGTTTTTTGGGTTGTCATTTTCAACTGCTTGGCCTACTAAATTATACCAAGATATAATCGATTCGGATTATATAGTGATACCATCTGAGGCTGAATTTTTGTTTCATATTCCAAATAGAGTTATGAGTATTGTTAAAAAAAGAAGTGATGAAGTTTTGAATGGTATTCGAAAAGTTATAGATGGTAAGACTATTATAATTTTACAATCTGATAGAGCCGATAGTGTTGAGTTATATAGGGATTATGTTTTTCCTGATAATGATGTAAAAATATACTCGATAGATGAGTGTGATTATAAGGGTGGATTACATAGTTTAAAATATCATTTCATAAAACAGAGATTTCATGGTGGTGAAAAAATACACGACCTTGGATATTGGGGCACATCCAAACGAAGGAAAGTAGGTGGTGATTTAAGTGGTGATATCCGACACGAGGTTTTGAAGGATTTATATAAGTCTGATTTAGATACATTGTTTATTGGTAATTTTGATGGGTTCAAAAGGGATGTTAAGTTTACGAGAAAACTTGAGAATATAGTACCACATCTTATGGATTGTAAGACCACTTTATGTTTCAATTGGCCTGGTTATGATGAGTATTTAACATCAAGATACAACGAGGCAGTTGCGTGTGATATAATACCATTGGTGTGGAAGAACTACGACATCAACAATCAATTGGTAGAGAGTGATTGGCAAAGGTGTTGGTCACTTGAAGACATACAAAAAAAATGCTTGGAAATTAGAGATGAAAGTGTTAGATTAGAAAGATTAAATAAAATCAAAAAGAAGTATAAGGAATCGACAGAGGACATCGAATACTATGAAAAAGAGTTTGAGAGTAAAATAAAGGATATCATAAATGATTGACTATGATATACCAAATAAGTATAAAAAGATAGTTTATTATGGAATGTCGGAAGATAAGTGTATAAAGGATATTGCTAAATACTGTTCGGAAAATAATAAAATACTTGTGGTATTAATTCCAGAACAAAATAAGTATGGAAATTCATTAACAGAAGCTCAAGACATATTATCGGATGATATTTGGATTTATGAAGTTGCTATGGGAATGAAGGTGGTGTTAAGGTCAAGAGCTAAAAAATATGTTGAATATCATTCCGATTCTATTTTATATGAGAATATAAAAAATGACTAAAAATAAAACACTAGTTTGTTATGTTGAAACAGACAATCACGATGGTAGAGATAAAAAAATACTATATAGTTTAAATCGTCTTAATATTCCTATAGTTGCATTAGGTAAGAATGAAATTTGGGGTGGTTTCATTGATAAATTAAGATATGTAAAAAAAGGAATGGAAGACCGTATTGGTCAATACGATTATGTTTTGTGTACAGATGCTCGTGATGTTTTATATTACAAAGGTTTAGATGTAATTGAAAAGGAATATGAAAAACATAGACAAGGGGGTGCGAGAGTATTATTTAATGCAGAAACAAATTGTTACCCAAACAAAGAACTGATGTCAAAATATCCATATCCAAACAAAAAGTATAGATACTTAAATGCGGGTATTTATATGGGTGATTTCGATTATGTGTTGGAAATTCTTGGTGAGGCTATAATGAGGTCTGAGAGAGACAATGATGAAGATGACCAACATATATTTTCACAAATGTACATAGAAAAATACAATTTGTATGGAGAGAAAACTAAGTTTAGAATTGATACAGAGTGTTCTTTGTTTCAATGTTTGTGGGACGAGGATTTTGGAAGGTCTGCTAATTTTGATATAGTGTATAACAAAGACAGAATTTACAATAACTTGACTAACACAGAACCTTGTGTATTTCATTATCCAGGATCTACTTGTGTTAGTGGTCAAGTTTGGAAGATAATAAACAATAAATATCACATAAAAAAAACTTGGAATTTTAAATGATAATGAGGAGAAAATATGTTAAAACAATTAACCCCTGAACAAATAGAAAATAATTGGCACGACTTAATTGATTTAATCAATACCACCTTTGAAGGTGAAAGATTAGATAAGTTAATTAAAATGTATGATTACTTTGAAGAGCGAATGTGTCTAGCACCTGCAAGTGGTAAAGAACATTTTCATAACTGTCACGCGGGTGGTTATGTAGAACATGTATTGCATGTTGTAGAACTATCAAAACAGATTGCTGGGTTGTGGAAACAAAATGGTGCGACAATTAACTTCACTATGGAAGAATTGGTGTTTGCTGCTCTACACCACGACTTAGGTAAGGTTGGTGATTTGGCTGAAGATTACTACACACCACAAGATAATGATTGGTGGATTAAAAACAGAGGTGAGTATTACAAACATAACCCTAACTTACAGTATATGACTGTTACTGATAGAGCCTTATTTTTGCTACAACACTTTGGTATTAATATGACAGAGAATGAGTATCTTGGATTAAAACTAACTGATGGTTTATATGAAGAATCCAATAAGAGTTATTATATAGGATATAGTCCTGAACGAGCATTACGAACCAATATAGCTTACATACTACATCAGGCTGATATGATGGCGACTCATATTGAATATGATGAGTGGAAACGAGGTGATCATAATATTAAAGTGGAGAAAGAAGTAGAGGTAAAGAAGAAAACAGAACAATCCAAAGCTGCAAATCAGGCATTTAAGGAACTATTTGGTGATTAAAGACTTGATTAATTCATTAAAAAACCTTATATTTCTATATAGGTATAAGAGACACCTAAAGAAAAGAATAGAAAAAAACAACTTTGGAAGGAGACCAGAATACTAATGAACATAGGTTACGCGTGTATTAATATGCAACTGTCATATCCACAAAAGTGGGGTGGTAAAGAAAAAGGTGTAAAACCAATCACAACAGGTCGTAGTATGATTAAGAGAACCTTTAATACTAAAGGTGTTGATTATGCAAGTGAACTTACACTAGCAAATGCTATGGACTTGGATAAGATTATTGATTGGAATATACTAAATGGTTACAAGTTTTTTCGTATCACTAGTGGACTTGCACCTTGGAAATCAGAATATGAATGGAATGATTTGAAAGATATATTTAGAATCAAAACTTATTTACGATCTGCTGGTATAAAATGTGATACCCACAATGTTAGAATAACATCTCATCCAGGTCCTTTCAATGTTTTAACATCACCTCACGAGCATGTGGTTGAAAACTGTATTGGTGACTTGACAATGCACGGTGATACATTTGATATGATGAATCTTAGTAGAACACCATACAACAAAATCAATATTCATATTGGTGGAGCGTATGGTGACAAACCAAAATCAATGGAAAGATTTTGTAAAAATTTTGAAAGACTACCTGATAGAGTTAAATCTCGTTTGACGGTAGAGAATGATGATAAAGCAAGTATGTATTCAGTTAAGGAGTTATATCATGGAGTATACAGTAGAATTGGCGTGCCCATTGTGTTCGACTACCATCACCACCGTTTTTGTGATGGGGGGCTTAGT